ACTGCTCCAAGAGTCATAGAAGGTTGAACAGTAATATTGTTTGAAATTTTTGTTGTTTTATTAAGACCGTTTGTCCATGATAATGTTGCAGTCCCTGAAATTGTTCCATCTGCATTAGTAGCTGTAGGTGTCCAATCGAGTTGAACATTAGCACCTAAGTAAGCCGCATTATCCCAATGAAGGTCGTTATTGGCATAACCACCACCTTGAGGTCCGAGAGAAACTCCCTGAGAATCTTTATTGAAGCTCCCGTTTGCATCCGTACTCATGATTGTGATTTGGTTCAATGAACTTGTTGCAGAATAACCATCTGGGGAGTTCCCAACTAACGGAAGTTTATTTGGCAAACTTCCTGCACTGCTATAATTCATTGGAGATTGGTCATATTGAGTTAAGTTAGTACCAAAATAGAATGTATTAGGTAATCCATTATAAGTGTTTCCTTGTCCAGGAACTCCAGCTGGCATTACTGTACCATTTGTTCCACCAATACCGAGCAAAGGTCCACTACCATTTAATTTTACATCTTTAGGGGCTGTAGGGGTAAGGATGAATCCCATACCATCAGCCATCCCTTGTTGTTGAGTACCAACCATGATAAGCGGTCCATTTGTCCCTTGAGCAAATGTACCTTGAACAGTTGCTGCTTGCGTCATGTCAATCTGACGTGTTAATTGCATACCACCAACTTGTGTTTGCCCACCATTTAACGCATTATTCCCTGGATCAAGCGTCAACTGTGCAGTTGGTACTTTTTGACCAAACATATTCACACTATTGAGCCATTGAGTAGATCCTTGAGAAAGCCAGTTTGTTCCGTTAGTAATACCATCAGTTGATGCCAAAGGTCCATAAGGAAGCCCTGCGGCTTGGTCGGCATTGCTAACTGTGTCAATCGTTTGGCTAAATGTTGCTGCACTAGCTTTGATTGAAGCATTGGCTGCCGCAGCACTGTCGGCTTGCATAACTTTTGAGACAGATGGTGCTACTGCACCACCCACAAGTGCTGAAAGCACGGTTGCTGAGTAAAGCCAAGATTTCCCTGACTTCCACGTACGATAGTTTGTGCGATTAGCTTCAGAACGATTCAATCTTGGGTTCTTGCTAGCGACATGTTTGTTTGATTTGTTTTTCACAAATTCTCCTTTTCTTTCTTTGTATAAATTTTTACAATTACCTTTACTTAACTTAAATGTAATTGTTTCTTAATTTTAACATAAATAATGAAAAATTTGTGAAATTAAAAATATAAAAAACATTACCCGAAGAGGCAATGTCTCAGTGGTTTTTTTAGAATTTATGTCCTAAAAAAACAGAAAGAAGGAATTGGTTTATGACAGTTGACATGTCGGTTATTTTTATTAGCTGGATATAAATAAGTCGAATGAAAAAGTCATAATCCATTTATATTTTACCACTAAAATAAAAAAATACCGTCACCAAGAAATAATAAAAAAAGCTCTCCAGGTAACCGTTGTTGGAGAGCCTAAGCGTTCTCTTCTTTACAATTTTACGAATTAAGAAAAACTATATTAGTGAGGAACGATTCTATTATATCATATATCAAAATAATAATAAAAAAAGACCTCACCATGTAGGCAAGGTCTTAAAAATTATGAAAAAAATCTAACTATCGCTGTATCGCTAGATACATTTATTATTATATCACATATTAAATTAAATACCTTATGAAATGTATTATCTGACTCTCAACCGTTGTCCAATTTGTATAACATTAGGATTTGACAGATTATTGAGCCGTTGGAGGTTTTGCCAAGTTGTACCATATCTTGAAGCAATTCCTGAAAGTGTTTCGCCACGTTGAACCACATGAAACTGTTGAGCAGGGGCTGGAGCAGTTCCTTGGTTGATTATCTCCTGGATTCGATTAAAATACGTACCGAGCAGACGCTGTCGGTCAGCTCCATTGCCAAAACGCCCTGCACGAGTTTCATTGGCTAAAATCTGATGGGTTTGTGCGGCACTATTTACCTTTGCACGTTCATTAACAATAGCTTGAACGCCAGTGAATAAGCTACCAAGAGCTTGTTGACGTGCTGTTCCTGAGCCCCATTTGCCTTGTTGAACTTCTGTCGCTAATTGCTCGAGCGTTTTTCCAGAAGGCGATTGTGGGGCAGGCTGTGGAGCAGATGTTTGTTGTCCCATATATTTTCTGATTTCCTGAATAAAGTAATCTTTTACTCGATTCACGTCTCGGCCATGAAGTTCCCAAGAGCGATGTGGGCAAGCGGTAGCAGAAAATTCACGGTGTAATCGGACAGTGTCACGATTGGGCTGAAGATTATATTTTTTCATAAAATCAGCCACATCACGAAAAACAGCTTGTTCATTGGCACGGAAAGTCGCTTCATTTCCCATAGATTGGCAAACTTCCCAAGAAACTCCCCAAGTATTTGCATTGGTATTTCCTGCATGCCACGCCATATTATTATAAGATTCTGCTTGCCATCTGCCATCAGAGGCAATATAGACATGGGCAAATCCTAAAGTCGCCTGACGTGTCGGCAACCACCCTCGATAAAAAGCAGTGGTTGCGTTTTGGCTTCCTGCATCATTATGTATTACAACAAATCGAGGTGCTCCTGGTCGAGCACCCACAATTCCTGGTCTAAAATTACTCATAGTCTTTCTCCTTTGTTTTATTTATTACTTCTTTTTGTAATTTACTATCGATCCATTGCTCGATGCCGTTTGGAATCCAACCGCCCATCTTCTTCCAGTTAATCAATATACTTGAGAGATAACTCAAGGAAAGCATGATAAGGAAGCCATCAACGGCAAAGTGTAAGGCTTTGGCTTGCAAAAATGGATAAACCAATGTCACACATAAGACCAAAAGTCCGTGCATGACAAGCCCTTCACGAAATTTCCTACTGTTGTAGTCGTTTTGAGCCCAAGCTCGACCCACACCAAGAATGATGTCAAAGGTCACAGCGACAATCAGGCCAAGATAGACCAGATTGTCTGTAATGTTAAAAAAATAAAAGCCTCTATAAATTTCTAGTAATTCGTTCATATTTATCCTCTCTAGTCCACACGATACATAATATCTGACCATATATTTCCAGACTTCCCGTAAAAATGTAATTGAAGAAGCCCCCAGGCTCTTATTTGTATAGCGATTGTTTCGGTAGTTCCCATTATATTAGCGACCCACATCGTTCCCCATTCAGTGATTGGACGTGATGGTTTTGCTTCTTCTGGTAGCTCAATATCGCCTTGCCAAGCAGTATATTGTGTATTTATTTGTAAATTACAAAGCCCATTTACAATCCGATAAGACACATTTGCATTAACGGTTTTCCAGCCTGTATCACTTTTCTTGATATACTGGCTGTCGTCTGTCAACTTATCAGCTTTCAAAGCGTGCTCTATCGATCCTTTAAGTGGTTCAGATAGCTCTAAAATGTCTGCTGTGACCTTTTTCTTGTTGTCAGGTGTCATAGCCATAAATTGACTAATAAACGCTGTACGCTCCAAATCTCGAGCTTCTCGTACCCCTTCAGCTGCGGCTCTTGAACTTTCTGAATTTGCTCGATTAAATTCAGCGGTGACTCTCAATGCTTCAGCATTTGACCGCTGATTCTCAGCGTTTTTGCGGTCTTGTTCTGATGTAAGCCGTGTATTTTCAGATGACTGCCTCAAATCCTCAGCAGATATACGACCAACTTCACCCAAAATTCGCTCATTTTCAGAGATTATCCTTTGGTTTTCAGATGTTTTGCGATTAGCTTCTGCACTTAAACGCTCATTTTCTGAACTTACTCGAATAGCTTCTGCTTTTTCAAAATCTTCCCACTGTGCCTCAGCTAGTTCTTGGAAGCTCAAAAAGTTTTGTTTAATGATTTCATAAGTTGAAATATAGTAATCTGATTGGCTTACGGTCAAATCTGCATTTTCAACTACTCTTAAAACAAAGTTGACAGTAGTAATGGTCTTCTTGTTTTCATCTTGGATTTCAAAATAAGCCAAATTGAAAATCCCATCGACTGAAAAGTTATCTGATCCAAAATTATACTCAAATAAGCCGTCATTAGCTCTTAAAATTGTTCCTTTACCGTCGGTGTATTCACCTTTTGCATTGATTCCTTTGAAAAACAAAGTGCAGCCCTTGATGTTACAGGGCTTTCCTCCTTTTATAACATAGACATGAATAAATCTTCCTGTTTCTCCGACTCGTCCCACAATCGGCGTTTCAGGACTTTGCCTCGATTTGTCAAGATCGACACTTATCGTTTGAACTGCTTCTTCCATCTAGCCCCTTTCTAATTTTTCACAAATAAGGTCAAACACTTCCGCTTCTTTCCCTGAAAATGTTTCACTGTAATTATTGAGTGCTTCTAAAAGACTTTGAACTTGCAAGCTATACTCGCTTAAATTCACAGATAAAAGCTCGCCATAAAGTTCATTAAAAGCCATTAAAAAAGCACCTTCTTTTTCTTTATCGGAAAAAACAAAGTGCCCATCTTCTTGTTTAGGTTGACCATCACTATCTAAATCAGCGTATTTTTGAATAAGCTCCAAACGGTCCGTATCATATTCTTGGAATTTATCCTTGAATTGATTGACAATTTTCGTACGGTGTCGGCTGACTGCTCCTGAAAGTTTTAATCCAAAAATCAGTTCCGTAGTCTCAAGAAGTTCCTGAGGATATAATTTGATTATCATTTGTTGTCTCCTTTTTTATGCTATTTTTGTCCTTGCACCAGTTGCTGAAATTGCATATAGTCCATCTTTTCCGAATCCAATTCCCCAGCCGTTCCCACTGGAAACATCACGAATTATTGGGCATGTTACACCAGACCCAGTGCCAAGAGCATAGGTTGTAAAACTAAGGACATGATCCTTATGACCACAAGCAACAGGCTGGTTAAAATGTACCCTGTCAAAGAAAGTAAATCCTGCCGAAACATTCGTCCAAGAAGGTGCAGTCCTGCTCCACAGAAGTCTTGGAGTGTCATTGGTACTTCCAGAATTTCTTGCAGTAATCGCAAAAATATTTGTGCTTTCATACAGTCTGATTGACGGCCCTGGTCCGTAAGAGGTAAGCGTTGTATAAACCATCGTCGCTTTCAGGAGAGCATCTCCATAAAAGTTCAATCCACTACTATCTAATGATGTGATGAGTGAAGTTCCACTATAAAAGTTAATAGCTGTCGGCGTTATTCGGACTGTACTGTTCCAAGAAGCCAATCCGACCTGAACCGCATTAGTTGCAAGTTTATCTGATGTGATACTATTCGCACCAATACGGGCAGCATTGAGTGTTCCTGTCGTAATATTAGCGGCATTGATATTAGTAATATTCACATTTGAAGCATTAATTGTGCCTGTGGTGATATTTGAAGCATCAAGAGGAACATCAGCCAAAAGATTAACCCACGAGCCATTTATATATTTGAAAATATTTGACACGTCGCCGTCTTGTTGGAAATATAAATCTCCACCTGATGCGTTTTCTGGAAATCCAGCACTTGCGTTTCCGTAAAAGTTTGTACTTTTTCCGTCAGCTCCTAAAATGGCATTTAATGCCTGCTGTTGCAAACTTGATGTCGCTGCCCTGACTTCGGCCAAAGAGCTGTTTACAATGCTCGAGAGCGTTGCTTTTTTAGCTCCTAGGCGGTAATTCTTATAAGTTTCTCCGAGAACATCCCAAGTTGTTTCCATGACCCGAGCTTCAGTTTCAATATCAAATTCCGTGAAAAAGACCTTGACTGTATCTGCAAGGTCTAAAATTTCAGGTGCTGTTTTATCAATCATTTTGGAGAAATCCAACGTTGAAATATTCATACTGACTTTTGGCACACCGACTTCATTTTCAATAATATAACGCTGCGCACGAGTTCGGAGCTTAGATTCACTAAATGGCTCATCCAATTCAAACTCATCTGAAAAATCTACTAAAAGCGTACGCCTGTTTGGATATTTATTGATATAGTCACTATCAACCACAAGCTCTGGCAATGTATAAACTTTTTCATCCATTACAACCACAGGATAAATACTGGTGTAGGTGTTCAAAATACTTTCTTCTTGCTCGAAATTAGTCAAGTTGCGACCGTAAGCCAATAGTGTATTTGAATAACGCCCACGCTGTGTATGTAATCTGATGTGATAATTATCGAACTCATACTCACCGCCCCAATAATCAAGAATTGACCCACGACGACCAGCCAAAACTTGACGTGGATTTTCAAAGTCTGGCACTTTCCATTCACTGGTTGAAACAGTATTGTTAGATGACCAAAACGTGAACGGGTGGGGTTCTAAAATAGATTGACCCCATGCTTGTAATGCTTGCAATCCATCACAATTCAGTGCCGTAGTTTGCGGTTTGAGTGTCAGTTCTTGGGTTAAATAACTGATGTGTTCTGCATGGACTTTCAGATTGCCTTTCAAATCTTTTGTGACTTGTGCAATCCTAAAGCGTTGTTTTTTCAGTACGTTCCCAGCGTCTGCCAAAATAATATTATTGATTTTAAGGTGATTGGAGTAAGCCCCACCTTTTTTGTAGGTCAAATCAAGCTCAAACTTATCATTTAAGCCTTCAGTAACCACACAAGTCAGGCTGTCTGTTAATATTCCAATCCCTAGATTTTCAAAATTTTCTGTGCTTGCACTATAAATTCTTGGTGTCATACTCTTAGCCTCCATTTCGGTATGATCGAGACAGAAAAGTTAGGCTGTGTGTTCCACTCAACCACACTCGTCCCGAGTGGTATTGACGGGAAAGGGTAAGTATTGACTAATTGCATAACACTTTCTGTCCCTGAAAGATTGGTCACAGTTTGATTTTCACAATCAATCACTGCTCCATCAGTTAGATTTTTCAAGACAAAATCTTTTTCTCCGATGTTTAATGTAATATTTCCTGTCCCTGTAATCCGAATAATAGGGAGGGCTGGTAATCGTCCAGCATTGACCACCGATTCGCCATTGAATAAAGTTCTTTCAGCGAGCCCTGTTTTAACAAACTTATTCGGTTGAAACTGGAAAGGCACTTCAAAAAAAGCAACACGTGGATTTCTACGAGTGATAGACGTTTGACCGACAATGCGTGCCAAATATTGATTTTCTATATCTCCTGCCCACTCAAAAGGCCTAAAACCTGTCATGTTAGAAAGCCAGTCTTTGGCTTCATAAATCTGCTTTTCAATGTTTGAATAATTTCTCGGATTAAAAGTCATCAAAAAAGAAAGTGGAAAATCAATCGATTCAAGACGGTCACGGTCAAGTAAGACTAAGCCATCACGACCTGCAACTTTTACTTCTTCAATTTGTTTTTGTGCACTTAAAAATTTAATTTCAGACCTCAAAGCGAGGCCGAAATCCGTTAAGTTTTTATTATTAAATTTAACACTCAAAAGCTACCCCTCTCATCTTTTAGCATACGGTCTGCAATTTTCTCAAGTGTCTCGACAATGTCCTCTTCACCTGACCATTCCACGTTAAACTGATTATGATTGACGACCGTGCGATTACTTGTGTTTGTTGTTCCAAGGCCAATATCACCAGAAACACCTGCAATGGCAAGTTCTGGCGATAGAGCTTTGCCTAAAATAATATTGTTCATCTCATCCATTGCTTGCTGAACACCTTTGATATTGGTTGAAATACCAATCGCCAATCCTTCAGGGATCATCTTACCGATTTGGTCACGGAAAACACTTGAAGGCGATTTGATACCGAGGAAGCCCTTCACGCCATCAAGCATAGCACCACCTATGTTTTTAACGGCATTTACTGCATTGTTAAACATTGAACCAACACCGTTAATTAAACCTTGAATGATGTCTTTTCCGATTTGAAAGAGGTCAATATTTCTTACAACGTTCAAAACGGCATTTTTCATTTCATTAAACTTATCAAGAGCTCTGCCAGGCAGCGACGCAAACCAGTTAATGATTCCATCGATAATTTCTTTTGCTTTTCTAAGCAAATCATCTTTTGTAGTTCCAAAGAATCGCAAAATAAAGTCGATGGCGTTTGAAAAAGTCTTTTTAATGTACTCCCAAACAGCACCGAAAATATCTTTAATTCCATTCCACACCATGGTCCAGTCGCCGTTAATGATTCCAGTTACAACCTTTATAATACCCATAATGATATTGATGGCGGTCTCGACAATGTTTTTTATCTGATTCCACACGGGTTCTAAAATAAATACCAGAGCCATAAAGACTTGGCCGATAACCTCGCAAATTTTTCCAACAGCTTGCATGATCTGAGTCCCATTTTCGTCCCAGAATTTTTTAATGCTTGAAATGATTGAATTAAACCACCCTATCAAAGCATCAATAGCTGGTTGTATAAATTGCAGAAATTCATGGACTTTATTTCTGAAAGTTTCAGAACTTGCATAAGCCACCGCAAAAGCGGTCACTAAAAGATAAATAATTCCTATAACCATACCGACAGGATTTGAAAATAGGGTTAAGAAAGACCCTGCCTTTTCTATCATTGTTCCCATTGTGAAGAAGGAAACTCCAACGGCTAAAACAGCAGGTATAATTGGCAATATCTTTTCAATGACTGGCCACCATTTTTCAATAGCTGTGACAATATTCGTGATAATTGGTCCGACTTGTTTTCCAAGATTATCGAAAACAGTAATTAGACTCTTCATAATATCTTTAATTTTGTCCTCACCGATTGATTCGATGATCGATTCACCGAAACGAGCAAAGGCGGATTTGATATTTCCGATAATTCCTTCAAAGGTCACACCAGTAGCGGCCATAACTCCGCCCATGTTAGACCATTCAGCGTCAATTTTAGAAGCACCTTTTGAGAGAATTTCCTCAAATTGTGCCCATGACATTGAACCGCCTTCCATGTTCTTTCTGACTTCATCCATTGACCAACCTGTGGCATCAGAGACCATTTTCATGGCATTAGGTACAGCAAGTTTGAACTGGTCAAAGGTTCGGAGTGTCACACGACCATCAGCGGCCATTTTAGCAAGAGCATCTCCTGCCTGTGCCAATCCTTCTTCAGTTGCATTTCCGACACCTGCAAGGATTTTGGACATATCCTTGAATACATCCACTGACCTATGCAGGTCCATTCCAGTTGCATTAAATGCGGCCACTGCTTTGGAAGCCGTAGGCATGGAGATAGATGTCCCACGTACAAAGGCGTTGACTGAAGCCGTTGCAACAGCGGCAGCCTCAGGATAACCTTTGGCCAAGTATTTATCTACAACTTGCCCAAATTCAGATAAAGACATCTGTGTACCTTTTGTCATACGTTCGGCGGCTGTTTTTACATCACCGAAAGATTTGTCAGCGTCTGCTCCCATAGATTTGAAAGTCATGTTTGCCTTTGTCATGGCATCCATACGTTCCATACCACTTTGTACGGCTTTTACGACACCAGCGACTGAAATCCCAACTGTGGCGAGTGTTGTAGCTGCACCACCACCAAAGGCTTTCATTGTTCCGCCGACTTCTTGGAGTTGACCACCGAACTTACCAAGACCAGCCATAGCGGCATTGAACATTCCGCCCATACCAGTACCTGTTTTATTAGAATTTCTTTCTAAACCATCAAGTTGGTTACGAGTCTGTGCAATTTGCTGATTGACGTTTCCGCTGTCGAGGTCAATTTGTATTAAGACTTTACCATCAGCCATGTTCCACCTCCTCTCATTTCTAGGCATACAAAAAACTCAGTCAAATTTGACTGAGCATCGTTATTTTTTTAAGTTAGATATTATTTAATCCAACGATCAACGCTGTAATCTTTACCGCAACTTTGGCAAACCATCATAATCCGTGTTTGTTGTACTCCAAATATTGAAATAGGTTTTTGTCCCATTCTGATGACATCTTTACTATGACATTTCGGACAAATTGCACCTGATTTGATAAGATTATTTTGTACTTGTTTTTTAGCATTTTCAGATTTTATTTTATCGTTATCAGCTCTTAGTTTAATAATTCTAGCTTTTTCGATTTTTTCGTCTTCAGAAAGTAAGTGCTCATCTTTAGACAGCAAAGCCTGTTCTTTCTTGTTTTTGTCAGTTCCCCTAGCAATTAGCCATATCAACACAAGTATTATTATACCAACACCTGATGTCGAAACACTAAACGCAATAGCAAGAACAATAACAAGCACCTTAAACCAGTTCGACTTTTTCCATAATTCCTTAAATTTTTCCATTCTCTACCTCCTGAAACTGCTTTGTGTTTAATAGTATTACACAAAACGAAACATTTTAATAGAGCAATGCAAAAAAATCAATCAGGAAGCTCATAGATTTCTTGGAGTTCCATCATACGTTGTTTTTCTTCTGTACTTGTATTTTTTTTAGGTTTCCAAGTACGTATTTCTAGTACCTGTTTGAACTTGGTATCATCAGGTAGGTGCTTGAAAAGCATCTGAAACTTTTTCCAAGACAGATGCCCAATCTGCTCATGTAAGTCCATGTGATAGGCTTGCATAAAGCTCACAAAGATAATTTCTGCATCAAAGGCAAAAGAAAAGAGCCTCTCTTGAGGCTCTGATTCTCTCCTTGGCATGACGTTTCCTTTAAGGTCATAGACCTCTTTGATTTCTTCTTTTTGAATATATTCCGAAAAAATAGTCTGGAAAAGTCTTGCTTTTTTCTCAAATGGTACATCTTTACCACTGATTAGGAACTCCAAAGCAATATCGACTTTTTGAAAATTATTGAGCGTTTTATCCTCTAAAATTTCATAGACATCGAGCACATTATCAAAGCTCAAGTTCAAAGGATAAGTGACAGCCTCAAACTCAATCGAAGCCGTCAAAGGTTCGTTAAGTTTGAACATCACGAGTCCTCCTATTTATTTTTGCGTTTTTCTTTGAGGTATTTCTTTTTGAATTTCTCTTGGTCTTTTATCTGACTTTCAAAACGCTTCCCAACTTCTAAACCAAGTGATTCAGAGACTTGTGGTAATACAGTATATAGCAGTGTTCCGACGTCGCTATATACTTTATAAATTTTGTTAAAAGAACCTTTACCTAATAGCAAATCAAAACTTTCACGTGCGATTTTTACTTCTAAATCAGACATACGAGAAAATTTTGAGACTTTTGAATTTTCGTCATTTTCAAGCTCTGCGACTTCCTTTTTGAATTTTGTTTTTAGCGATTTTTCAAACTTTTCAGGGTTATCGTAAATATCGAACAATTTCGCCACATTCTCACGTGTCGCTTCAAATTCAAATTCAACCTCTCCGACTCGGACAGGAATGACGTCTTTTTTTATATCAATTTGTATCATGATTTCTCCTTAATTAAGCACCAGGCGTGATTGTTGGTGTTTCTGCATAGATAAGTGAACACTTAAAGTCTTCATAAGCTGCGGCATCTCCTGACCCTGCAACAATATTGAGTGCTTTTGCAACCCCCAAGACAACTGTTCCGTCATTTTCAGTAATACGAAACCAAACTTTACGATCATCATCGTTTTGTGAGCGTTTCTTCTCTGCAATCAATTTCTGAGCTGGATTGGTTGGATTCCAAGTTCCTTCAAAATCCCACTTTTCAGCACGACCAACTAAATAATCAATCTCATTTCCATCTCCTGCATAATCTGCAAAAGTTTCAGTTTTTTCTTCTGAATTGTCATTGACCGTAGTAATAAATTCAGCTAGTGCTAAAAATCCAGTCGTTGGTGCAGCCGTGTCAGAAGATGACCAAGGTGCAATTTCATGTAATCGTAGGGCATTTTTTTTACGTGCCATTTCAAGATTCCTCCGTTTTTTTAATAATTAAATTGGCGGTCACATCGAGTAAATAAATGTACCAGCCGTCTTTCTCCACTTCACGCAGTGAAGGGGTGGACACTTCTAAACCCTCAAACTCATACGAATCATTATTTGAGGGGATAGAGATGTCAAAATCAGAAAGCCAAGCGTGAATCTTCCACATTGTATCGCTTGCTACTGTTTGATTTTTTGTCTTTATGCCGATAGCATAAGGCAGTTTCATTTCACAATCCCCATTCATCCAACGGGTGACTTCTTTGCCACCTGATAATGGATAAACACGCAGTGATTCATGAAATCCAATAAAACCGATTTTAGCTTTAAGGCCTAGGTCTTGGATGACATTGATTTCATCCGTTAAACAGTTTATAAAATCATTTGTCATTTCACACCTAATCCTTTCACAAATGCTTGTTTCCAGTTATCGCTATACGCATTTTTTGCACTATCCAGCCATTTCGGACCAGTTCCAGGTGTGGTATATTTCCAACCCTTTGGAGCGAAATATTGACGCCGTGCGTAAGATGCAGAATATTCCACATCTGAATTTCTTGTCACATGTCCACTGGCTCGCAAATCACCCTCTTTTTTAGGGACGAATCGCTCCATGTCCATCAGCATTTGATTAGCCATAGCGTGCTTTGCATAATTCGAATTTTCATTACTGAGCTTATGATCAATACCTGAAAGGTCAATGGACACACGAACGTTTACCATTACTTCACCCCAATCTTTCGGCTGAGTAATCCTGTACCCAAAAGCATGACATAAACTTCTGAAGCAATGTTTTTCAGTGGGGTACTTTCTGTTACGTTATCGAACTGGTCATCAGACATGAGCCCCGTTTTATACATCCATTCTATTTGCAAAGCCATTGCTTGCTTGAATTTTTGTTTTCTGTACTCATGGTCTTCTTCCAGGTTATGATGCCTATAAAAATCACGAGTCAATGCATCCAGCAAAAGAGAAGCACGGCGTTCTAATTGTGTAAATCGGACATTGTCTAAAATCTCAATCGAACAATACGTGTTATTAAATTCATTGATTGTTAAATAGGCCATAAGCCCCCCTTATACAATAAAAAGGGGCTATTTTTCAGCCCCTTTAACTTCTTCTATAATTGCTCTACCTTTAAGAGCCGATGCACGACCCTCGCTTTCAGTGGCAAGCAATTCCTTTAGTCGTTTTTTAGATGTATTCTCTGGGAACACATCTCCTTTTTTATAGATTTTCTGTGACTGTTTGTCATAGAAATCAACTAAAACAGTATAGATAATGGATCACCTGCTTTCTATTCTGACTGCTCTTTCAACTTTTTAAGTTCAGTCTTGAGCTTTTTATTTTCAGCTTGTAATTTTTCAAGCTGTACATCTTCAGTAGAACCTGCTTTTTCAAGCACTTTACCTGTTTTTTCATGAATGACAGACCAGCCATCTTTGAGATAGCTGGCTTTATCTGATTCATGGATTTGTAAAACACGGTTTAATTTTTTTACTAACATTGTGTACCTCCTTTATTGAAATACGGTGGCTTTTCCGTCTGCTAAAATGAATAGGTTTTGGAAAGAGCCTTTTGCTTGTGTTGCATTTCCCATAGCCAAACCTGGCGGAAAACTAGCTGAACTAAAGGTCAGTGTTTTTGAATTAAGGGATAATACCTGCATTCCTGAGGGCGTTGAATTTACTGAGGCATCAGCCATCATTGGTACTGATACATTTACTTGACCCACAAAACGTTCAAGAAGCGGTGAAAGTGACTCAATGTTCACAGACTGTGTCGCAAATGTACCAGTTACATTTGTATCTGGCGTATAGTCTATGTCTCCCCATACACTAAGAAGAGCGATATTTTCTGAAATCTCCCAAGCTAAAACGTTGATGTCCACATCTAAGACAGCATTATGTGTTCCGCTTTTAGTACGTGCAAAATGCAAGCCTTCAGTTACACGTAATCCGCCTTCAAGGCGTTCATTACTTGTTCCATCAATCAATGTCGCCCATAATCGACCGAATATATTGCGACCTGCTTTTGATTTTCTCAAATCGTTCATGTTGCACCTCCTATTTCACAGCAAATGCGATTCCGTCTTCTTTTCCTTCAAATACGAGTACATCATCGTAACATTGCTCGTAGTAGTGGTAATTTCCAGACGTTGCCGCTGATGGTTCATCTAAACCAGCGAATGTATATTTTTGAGGTGCAGCCATTGAAGGAATATGAATAAGCATCATTTGGATTTGTTTTGATCCTGGTGCTTCAACAGCTCCTTCAGTGAAATCATAAGCTGTTTTGAAACGGTTAGATGGTACGTCAATCAACTCAATATTATCCAAACGTGAGATGATACGGCTCACGTCTTCACGACGGTCACCAACGTTTAATGTACGCATCAAACCTTCAGCATTTTTCAAGATTTTCTTCACTTGAGGTGTCACGTAAAGGACACGGTTTGCTGGCACACTTTGCTCATCCATTTCAGTCATCATTGTGTCGAAAGTATCGAGAATATTGTCTGTTTCAATTTCTACATCGTAGATATTGTCAGGCACTGCCGCTTCTGTTTTAGCAAATAAGCTAGAGAACATTTGGGCATCCATTTCTGGTACTTTTTCTTGGTCATTAAATGAGCGAGTAATGTTCGCAATAGTCGTTGTCCAGTTGTTTTCATCAATATCTGAAGGATCAACCAATGTTTGCCAGAAACGCTCATTTGTAAGTTCATACGTGATCCATTCATTTGAGTAGTTTGCTGTTACATCCTTGGCTACAACTGTACGACGTGCACGGTCTTTACGTCCCTCAGTGATTGTGAGTTTCGGAACTTTAACTGTCTTTTGTCCAATCCATTTGAGTAAATTGTTAGACGGTGAGCTCCATAAGCGTTGCGAATAAAGCACCCCATTTTCTGAAAAGTGTTTTTGTAATCCTTGTTGGTAAGATTCTGCATAGTTAATAGTCATTAGTTAATTCTCCTTAAAATTATTTTAGAGACCAAGCGTCAGCAAAGGCTTGAGCTTGATCCACTGGTGGTGTATTTGGTTCAGGATTCCCTGGGTTAGTGATTGTTGGTTTGGCTGGTTCAGCTTTAGTTCCAAAAAGGTAAGTATTTTCTTTTTGTACTGTTTCAAGCTGTGCAGTTAGACCATTTAACACCCCCTTGTCATCCAATGAGATATTTTCACGATTGAGCAAAGGCAAAACTGTTTTGAAATTTTTAGCACCTGCGGCTTGCAAGGCGAGCTGAATTTCATAATCTGTTTTACTATCCAATAGAGCAGTAGCCGCCGCTTCATCTTTAGACTTGATTTCTTCTTGCAAGTCTTTCAGTTGATTGTGTAGCTCCTCATTGTCTTTATTAGATTCTGTGAGTGTCGTAATTTTTTCGTCACGTTCTTCAATTTGTGATTTGTAACCATCACGTTCGCTTTCTGCACTATGTAATTGTGCTTTAAGACCATTGACTTCTTTGTCACTTGCAGACATGATTTTATCAATCACATCATCTGCAAGCTCTAAGCCTTTTAGAAATTCACGTTTCATAGTTCCTCCACATTTTTTTATATTTGCCTTTTTTTCATTGTCTTGCCTAGGACAACAAAAAACGCCAAACAATCTGCTCAGCGTTTTCTTACTATAAATATTATATCAACTTTTTTGGTGTTTTTTTCCTTGATTTTAAGCAATTTGTTGCAGGTTATGCGAAAAATCTTTCTCTTGCATAATTTCTGACTAAGAAATCATGTTCATCTATTAAATCACGCAAGCCAGAACGCAGGCCATTCAATCTTGTCTGATATTTCAAAATAGAATCTTGGTCTTGTAGCTTTTTGGCTGCTTCAAGATTTTTCTTCGACAATCTGATTTCACGTTCATAAGTACGTTGTCTGACTTGCTCTTTTGCATTTCCCATCGCTTGTTCAGGTGTAATGTCACGATTAGGATCATCAGGTAATTTATTGATACCAATGACAAAAGGGGTAAGCGTATGGGAGCAGTTTATTCCAAATGTCCCACTCGGTTCACCCCAGCCATAATCGTGCAAACTAGGAACATACCCAATCGCAGGGTCACCTGATTCAAAACCTTGTGCCTGCTTTGTGACCACTCCACCCTGAATCGGTGCACAAGCAGGACGTGCGGCAGCATGAGAACTCATATAAAAGGTATCAACACCGAACGCTTCAGATGCCATGACTCGCATTTCATTATAGACCCGATAAACCGTTGATTGTGTGACCGTTCTTGCATAATTGGCAATAGACCACACGTTGCCACCTTTATCTATAAATTCAGATGGGATGCCTTTATTCAGCCATTCCATGACCACATCCTTTATAGCTTTATCTTTGGATTTTAGCCCTGCGGTTACTTCAGCAACAATTTGCTCAAGCATGGATTGATATTGTTTCATGGCTGCATTACTGCCAAAATGAGTGGTCAAGAGTGTCTGATTGATAAAATTATCGATCTCACGAAAAGTCTGATTGAAATAAGCGTCCAACATATTTTTAATTGGGGCATAGGCTGGAGTCATTAGCGTTGCTTTTGCTAATTCTTTCCACGTGTCGTCATATAAATTTTGAGCATCTTTGACGAGTATTTTATAAAGCAAATCTTCAGCTTTGCCTGTCTGACTTGCTATATATTTTATTCTGTCACTTCCCAATTTTTCAAATTCTTTATATTTTTCAAGTTGCCACATGAAAGGATTTTGTTCTAACTCATAAGCACTAGCTTTAGTTAGTGCCTCAATCATATCTAAATATAAATCTTGTTGGATTTGTGCATAAATCTCACCAATTCGTGCACTCTGCATAGTTGCTGGTATATACATTAAACACCACCTTCAAATATTGCACGGTCAGACCCTCTTATCTTTGTGTCGAGTGATGCTGCTTGCTCTTCTTTGAGTTCAGTAAGCATTTCATCAATTTCCTCTTCAGACACGTTCCATAATTTTTTCATGGCATGACGACGACTGACTAACCCTGAAACCATAGCCTTACTTAAAAAATCAAGCTCACTTTTACGGTCTAAAAAGACTCCGTCATCAAAATCAATTTTAATATCTTCAAGTGTAGGGATATTGCCACCATATAAACCATACGACTTAGCCAGTTCAAGACATGAAATAATCAATTCTTTAATCGTACGCTCAACACTCGTCAAGTGGCTGTTTCTTGTTTGATAGGTCATTGAATTTTCAGAGACCACTTCTGTGGCTGTTTTCATACCCATAGCGTCAAAAGTAAATGTCCCAGTTGAAAGTCCAATTTCCACCTCAAGTGTACGCATGAAGTGATTGAGTGAACGGATATATGAATCCGAACGGATTGGCGTTGTGACATCCAAAATCTTATTATCATCAATACCACCTCCATATTTCAAAAAGACGTTTTGGTTTGTATCAAAATATTGCTTTGGTTTTTCGCCTTCACTGGCAACCGTAGTCAATCCATCAGGAATAAGCACACGGCGTTGACCCATTTTGATTTCCCAGCGGTACTGGTCATACGTCGTGTTAATCTGCCTGAGCGTTGTTGTAGCATTATCATAGACTGATAACCCCAAAGGACTTGTAATGTTCTTATTATTAAATCCAAACGGCTTCATATAAGTAAACAAGGGACGAGAAAAGTCTTTGAGTATGCTTTCTTTTTCTAAGTTCTCGAAATAGTCTGTAAGCGGCACTTGTATGCCTACTCTATCTGATATTTCCGAGCGATAGAGTTCATTCGTAATGACATACTTGTCGCCGTCCCATTCGTGAAACTCCAGCAAAGTATAATAAAGGACACGACTGCCATCTTTTTTCTGCATGTGTGTTGCAATCGCTGCCTCATTTATATCATTGGTATTAGAACGCAGAGGGAAGAAGCTCGGAGCTTGTGCATAGGCAATTTTAATTTGACCATCATCATGATAAGGCTTCATTGCCAATCCACCTAATGCAAGGCCACTTTCCAAGTATCGCTCAAAATTTTTTGCAAAATCATTATTGTTAAAAATTTCTTTTGCATACTCTTGAGCTGTTTCGTCCTCAATCGTGAAATCCATCTGCTCATTGAAAATAAGGGAAGCTAATCGACGGCAGACGACTTTTGCCATGTTCAGGCTTATAAAATCACGCTTTACCGCATCTCCACTTGTGTTTTTATATGTTATTTGAGGGAATTTCCCATTGAAAAATTTGAGGTTATCTTGAATACGATCGTATTCTTCTGAACTTACTCCTATTTTTGGATGATCCGTGATTTTTGCTAATTCATTACCGCTCACTTTTGCCACCCCTTTCTGTATAAAATTTCTTAGTCGTTGCCACATTCATGTCATCTCCTTACTTTACATATTTTTGAATTTTATTATCAAATTTTCCTATGTATTTTCCGACATCGCTCTTTTTGTCAAAATATTGTTTGACGAAATTGACTTCATGTACATAAGAGTATCGTGGATATATTTTTCCACCTTTTTGAAAAAACGGTCCTTTACAGCCTAATTTTTTTCTATAAAATGTTTTACTGCTTGATCCACGTCCGCCCATTTTTCAACACCTCGAAACGTTTTATATTTTCATTATCAAAATAAATGACTTCGATATTTTTGAAATCATAGTCTATTGGTTTGCCATAAAGTAAAATTTTTTCAGGTTGGATGCGTCGAATCAGTTCGTCCATTCCTGCACGCCATAACTGCTGTGCTTTTGCATTACGAACGCAACCGACAGTGCTGACTGTCACAATACTTCCTTCAGGTATGCCCTCAAAACAAAAGGAAAAACTTCTCTCATCTGACCAAGAGAGTGTAGGGATAACATTGATCCCTTCCGATTGCCAGTAAGCCCCTAAACATCGACTGCGGTAGATATTATAAATTTGCAAGGCGAGAGGCATATCAACATAAAGGCTAAAATCTGGAGAGAAGACACAGTCAAATTTTTTGAGCAATTTTATATATTTCTCTGGATTCGCCCAAACTCTCTCAAACTGATAATCATCTAAGTAAAAATGGACGCCTTTGTGATAATCCTTTCTTGATTTTGCATAGTTAAATCCCAAAAGCTCCTTTGGAACTTTCAAACTTTTTTCAATGCTGGGGATTTCAAAATCATTGTCGCCATACTCTGCAATATGCAAATTGTATTTTTTAACTGTTCGCATGACAAACTCCTTATAATTTTTTAGCTATTTCATAAATAACAGGTACAGTCACGCTGTTTCCTGCTTGCTTATAGAGTTGAGAGTTACTGTTCACTGCTTCAGCTTTCTCAAAAGTAGAGTCAGGAAAGCCTTGAAGCCTCCAACATTCACGAGGCGTCAGTTTTCTCACTCTCATGTCTTGTAATACGGCATCAGGTTGTGTGGCAACTGTTCCACTATATCCACTTCTGACTGAACCTCTTGCTTTTGGCTGTAAGCTGATGTTGTCGCCATTATTAGCCTCTAAGCAAGGTTTGTGGGGGCTGTTGTTTTTGATTAAAACACCTGCATCTGATTTATTTGCTTTTAGCGTTCTACTCAAACCGTTTAATACGCCCCTGTGATGATTTTGCGAATCGTTGGTATAAAGGCCACCAACCACTACACCGTGTCTATCTTGACCTGTTAAAGTAAACATTGGCTCGCCATTTTCTTTGAATCGTCTGCCATTTTGACGTTTTTCTGATCGATCAGGAGTAAGAACTGGGATAGCAATTTTAGGCATGCGATTGCCACCGTTGCAGGTGTCGAGTGTTGGGCTGATTCCGTCAGTGTCAAAAATTCTTCCAGCTTGTGAGTTGTGACTATTGTTGTAAATATTACCTATTATTTTCGGTATGTTCCCTGAACCACCACCTGCTTTTACTGTTCGAGTTAATCCTTCAGGATCATAAACATTTTGCTCAAAGTGCCAGCCGTTTTTGGTTTTTCCCTTTAGTGGATTGAGAATTTTCAGACCCTCGCCTTTATTGGTTGTGAGTGTTGGACTCAATCCATCTGAAGCATAAACGTTCCCATTCATGCCTTTACCACTGGGATTGATATTTCCTATTGCCTGTACATGAGCTTTTGTGTCTGTTGCTTCGAGAGGAAAAATTTCTCGTCCACATTCTCCTCTAAGATGTCCAATAATGAACACACGCTCTCGGTTCTGTGGGACGCCGAAGTTTTTACTGTTAAGCACTTGCCACTCTGCATCGTACCCGAGTTCATCCAACGTAAAGAGAATGGACTCAAATGTTCTGCCTTTGTCGTGAGATAAAAGCCCCTTGACGTTCTCAAGCAATAATAGGCGTGGTTGGATTTGTTTGGCCGCTCTGGCAATCTCGAAAAAGAGAGTTCCTCGAGTGTCTTCAAATCCAAGCCGATTTCCTGCAACTGAAAAGGCTTGACAAGGGAAGCCACCTGTGATGACGTCAATTTCTCCCTTGAACTTTGCCCATTCTTTGTCTGTAACTGTTGTGATGTCATGGTATTCATGTTCTCCTTCTGTGTTATGTATGGCTTTATATGAGGCTCTTGCGAATTTATCAATTTCACAAAAGCCCACACATTCATGTCCTGTTGCTTCCATTCCTAAGCGAAAACCGCCTATTCCTGCAAATAAATCAAGAAATTTCATACTTTCCCTCCAATCAGAGCAGAGGCTTTAATCTCTGCTTTATTTATAATTTTTGATGGTGGCATGCAGCCTTTGTGTGCAGGGATAAGGATATAAACCTTACATTTTGGACATTTCTGACCATAATGAGCCTGACCTTTTTTGACCATTTCATGTGGGTCTGTTAATTGAACCATTTGAGCCTTGTTTCTCCTTTATAGAATTTTTTCCAAACGAACCAAGCGTAAGAAATTGCACTGCCTTTCATGCTTTCAAAATCGCCATTCATTGCACATTTAAGGCGACTACTTGAGACATAGATGTTTTTAGGTGGATATTGTGAAAATAATTTCTTGCGTGCTTTGCCCTCCAGATAGCGAATGGGCAAAAATAAAGCGAGCTTTCGCTCGTTTTGTAATAGTCGCATTGCCTGTTCAATAAACTGATTGGCGTATTTATAAGGTGGATTGGTTAAAATGTCGCCGTGCCACTGCCCTTGATATTCTAAGAAATCAATTTGCTCAAGTGATCGATAGCCACGAGTGACAATATCTGACGACTTTCCGAGTATGCCATATCTTTTCAAGACACTAACCAAATGACCACCACCTGCTGCACACTCCCAAACATTATTGAAGTCTTCTAATTCAAGTAATAGCTCAAGTGCTTTTGGTTCAGTTGCATAATAATCTAGGTTATCTCTTTCGTATTCTCTGATATTAGCAAAGCCATTCGTTGCAATATGAGTGACGCTGTTTCCTGTCCAGTCTTTCATAGTTTTTTTCTTTTTAACTCCTTATACATGGTTTGATTTCGGGTTTCTGCTCGTTTGAGTTCAGTTTTTAGGGTGACTAATTTTGCCTTTTTCTGACTTAGAGCTTTCTTGGTTAGTACACCTTTTCGTCTGCTGTTGCCAAAAAAAGTACCTAAAAACTGACTATGGTTAATCTGATGTTCCAAATCGCCTATTTTGGAGTGTAAAGATAGCACTTTTTTATTTTGCCGCTTTAATTGTGTCATGCTCACTCCCTTGCTCTTACTGCCACGTCCACCCACATCTTTCACTCCTTTTAAGCCTTGAGGCGTAATAATTTTGCGTTGTCCATACAGAAATACTGGAATAAATCGCACGTGTGGTCATCTACTTTGACTACTTCAGGCTTACTGGTACGGATTGTCTTCTCGTCCCACTGATAACGCTTGTGTTCGTCAATGAAGATTGCATTTTCTGGTATGTCCATATAATAAAAACGCCCCTCGCAGATGAGCGATTGGACGTTGTCGATAAGATTGATTTTGTTTGTTTTCTTGACTGGACTCCATCGGATGTTGAAGTCTCTGTGATACTGATTTCGCAGTGCAGCCTCTGCACTATCTATGGTACGCCGTAAAATAGGCACTTTCTCATAAGCCTCGCCTGTGGTCTTGATGAAGTTATAAACCATTTGACTGAGCTGTGACGGTGCGAGCTTGTTGACCTTACCTGCTGGGCTGTAATAGAGCGTATTGAGCAGTATTACTTTACCGCTTTGTGTAATGCCAAAATGCCCACATGCTGTTGCTGATTGAGCATGACCACCGTCTAACGCATAACAGCGATTAGTGATAGGGTCATCCTTAAACAGCTCATTGAGTGGTTGGAAGTGCTTCATGTTATAAACATTCGTACCAAGACCAACCACTTCACCCAAGTACATCCACCTATAATAGTCGAGGTCATGCTCTTTGTATCGTGAGATTTTTCGGAGCATTTGGTCACTGTTAAATCCTCTGACGTCATCTTTGTATGTGCTGTGGTGGATATAATAGTCAGGGTCTTCTTCTCGCTCTGTGACCCACTCATTGATCCAGTCATACGGATTCTTCGGTGGATTCCATGAAGCATATACTTCAACTGACCTTCCACCATCGAGCTTCTGTCTGATGTACGTGTCAACGATAGTGTCATATTCTTCTTTGTCAGAGAACTCAGCCAATTCCTCAAGCCATACTCTTCCAACGTAACCAACGGCTATCTTCTGACCTTTGAGCTTCTGTGCATCATCTACTCCAAAGAAATAAAAAGCCGTACCAGTGGCACGGTGTACTATCTTCATAGGCGACGTATAGAAATCAAATTGCGAATATTGTCCAAGTTCAATAATTGCCCATTTAACCTGCTCATATACTGATGTTCTCAGTGTACTTGCTACCTTACGCAAGCAGACCACGTTCATATCAAAGTCACTCAGAAAGTCAATCACGAGCTTAATAGAAATGGCCGAGGATTTTGTCCCCGACCGACCGCCTTTGAATAATTTATAAGGTTTACCACTTACAAACGCACCCTTGAAAGTGGGATTAAGCAGTCTTGCTATGTTTATTGTTCGTTTCTCCATTCTCCTCACTCTCTATTTGTCGCTTAATACGCTGTAATGTTGACTGGGATAGCCCTGTCATTTCTTCTGTTTCTTTGTATGAATGGCTTTGTAAGAACTCATAGGCTTTTTTATGCCTGTCAGTAATTGTACGTTTAGGGCGACCTTCCTTGTAATTAGGATTATGAGCTTTAGCGTAAGCCTTACCTTCTTGCGTACGCTCTACAATCATATCTCTTTCAAATTCTGCGAATGATAAAAAGATGTTTCTCATGAGCTTCCCACTTGGTGTATTGTCCAATTTACCAAAGGCTAGGATATTTACTGCTATATCTTCAGCAAGTAACTCATCTATAAGTGCAGCCCCTTGTACAACTGAACGTGAAAATCTGTCTAGTTTCGTGACAATAAGCTCATCACCAAAACGCAAGAGTTTACGCATTTTATCAAACTCTGGACGGTCATTCTTAGTTCCTGTGTACTTATCGGAGAAGATTTTTTCAGCTCCTGCTTTTTTCAGCATTTCAATTTGTGTGTCTAAATCCTGTGTTATTGTTGACACTCTCGCATATCCAATTCTCATGATACATCCTCCATATTTTCTGAACATAAGTTTTTGACTTATTATATAATCAGATTATATCAGAGTTTCTTGAGATAGTCAAATAATACACAGTTTTTGACTACTTCTCTTCAGCTTCTCCCCAGTCCACTTTGAGTTCAACTTTTTCAGTTTGCTCAACTTTTTTCTTATCAGTGAACAAGCCGTAACGTTTACCCAAAAGCTCAGCCGCTTTTAATCTGTCACGTCCTGGGATTTGTTTGTCGTTGCTGACAACTTTAGATTTTCCATCTCCAGCAAAAACAGTAACCAAGACTTCCTCAGTCACCTCGCCTTTCATGGATTTCGTCAGAAATTCCTCCACTTGTTGAGCTGTTGCTATGTTTTGAGTATCTATAATCTCCCGTTTTTTCTTAATCGCATTGCGGATGGCCTCTTTTGCCAACAGACGACTACCTTGATTACTTGCACCCCTTTTGCTGTAACCAGCACGTATTGCTGCCTGTGTACCGTTATAATCGACCATATATTCACTCACAAATGCCTTTTGCTTGGGACTTAGCTTCTCTTTCATATCTACATCCTTTCCAAAAAAATGCTAACAAAAAGCGACATTTGCTAATGTCACTTTTCTCATAATACAAGTATATCAGCTTTTTTCTGTTATTTTTCCTTAAAAAAGATGAATTTGTTGCAAATAAAAAATGATACCACCTCGGGCATCACTTTTCAGGTAAAATAAAAATTTATAAAAGAAAGAAGGAGGGTGCTTTTATATCGTCATCCCAAGACGAGTTTATTTACATTATACCATAGAAACTTTCATTGAGAATTTTCCAGCTACCGATAATTCAAATACCGTTTCTTCAAAGCGACGGAAGAAGGGCCAGATGATATTATCATACGCATAATTCTTGCTACGGTCGAGGTATTTATAAGCGGCACCTTCCACGGTCATACTCTTGTTGATATACACATCACGAATAAGTGACCACTCGGCTTGACTTATACCTGCTTTGACCATATCCACAGCCTCACGCATCAGTTCATATTTATGCAAGGTCTTATCTGATTCTTTTTTCATCAAATCCAGTAAGGCTTTTGGCGTATGCACTGGATTTTTCCCTTTAATGATATGATTGGCATCACTGGGACGCCACGGGCACTCAATCTCTTCGAGACGATTCTTGATTTGTTCATTGAAAGGGTACTGCTTCAGTTTATGTACCCAATAACCGTATTCTTTAGAAAAATTTACTCTACTCATTGTCGTTAAACACCTCTTTAATTTTTGTAACCACTGTGGCTACGATTGAAAACACACCAGCTAATAAAATCATGGCTAGCACAGCTAGACATAAAATAATCATTAAACCAAACATGCCGTCTCCTCGATATTTGCAACCATCTGTTCACGTTGTGCTCTTTTCAAGGCTCTATACTCCTGTACCCACTCGGCATCCATATCCATGTCACAAATGAGCTCATATTCTTCAGACGTTGGATCTTGCGAACATGCTCGGTGCATAACATATTTATTGATCGTATATTGTGAGAAAAATCCTTCAAACTGTCGGATAATTGCAATTTGTGTGGTGCGTTTACCATCAAGACATGACGCATAGATACCACCGATTTGCCCTTTGCTGATTTTCAATTTATGATAATCACAGAAGTTATACAGCGACGTGAACCCTTGTTCTTTTGTATATTGAATCACAAGTGATGCAAAATTCTGTTCTAATTTAATTAGCATTGACTTCCTCCAGTTTTCTCATGACTCTAAATTCCCATCCTTTTTTCATTGAGACTTTGACATATCCGATGGTCTCGTTAAATTGTTCATCTAAGACGTTTACTTCTTCCTCGGTTTGTGCTTTTTCTAGTTTCGTACACAGGTACTTAAAAATATCTACTGACATGCTCTCTCATTTCTTTGTTAATTTCCGACGTTTATTCTAACAAAATTTTAATAATATCAAAGCGATATGATTATTGTCCCATGGTTCATCCCCATTACTTTTCTATATAGATACTATAAGACCCTTTTTACAAACGGCTCTGTTAAGCCATTTTATACTTGAATATATTTTTATATACTATTTTGATGATTGGATGCGACATAGAGGTTATAAATATAGATATTATGAGGGTTTAGAGGTGTCGCATCGGATTTTTTAGAATGTGTACAGAATGGGTTTCGATGATTATAAAAGGGGTCTGGAAGCCCCCCTTTATTTCTCTCTGATGAATCCACGGTATTTTTTTCCGTTTCTTCTAAATTCTTTTTTGAGCCAATCTTTTTTATTTTTCATTAAATATCCGACTTTATTGACAAGTGCTCCACGTATATCATTTGATCCCAAGGCGTCAGACACAAAGTCCAAGGTGGCTACTTTTTCCATTCTTTTCACAGCAACAGCTTGATTGGGTCTGTCGTTGAGGTAATTCTGCGTATAATAGCGACGCTTGAGGGGATCTAAGGTTTCCCAGTCGGCAGGGACTCTCATATCCAGATAGATATTGAGGAGATTCTCGACCTCGTCGATATGACGGAAATCCTTGCGATAATCATCGATGGTTTCTTCCTCTTCTCGAGTAAAGACCGTTGGAAAACCGCCACGATATAAGGACATGGCTTCACCCCAAATTTGGGCAATATCTTCTTCTATAAGGTCATCGAATATCGAGGCTTTTTCTTCGCCCTTACGGCAAATGACAGGGAGAAAACGACGCTCGCCTGTTTTGTCTTTGAGATAATCCTCTTCATTGGTGGTTCTTGCAATAACGAATTTTTTCGGATAACCTTCTGAACGTCGGCCGTAAGACTTACGGAAACGGAAAGAGGTTTTAGTAATGAAGGATTTAAGTGATTGAAAGGTGGTCATGTCACTTATGGCCATTTCATCGTCATTGACAATCAGAGCACGCAGCATGATTTCAATATTATCTTTGTCTTTGAAATCCGTGATAGCATCGGTATAAAATTCACCGCCCAACTTCTGCAAGAGGGTGGTTTTCCCAATCCCTTGGCCTCCGACCAAATCCAAGACATAATCAAATTTACTGTATGGCTCAAATACTTTCTTTACTGCACCAACAAGCCAAATTAAAGCAATAGATGACACGATAGCATTATCATTCGCTCCGAGGTAAGTTTGAAAAAGCTGACCAATCCGATCTTTTCCGTCCCAATTACTGTGTGCTTGTTCCATATAATCTTGGACAGGGTTATATCGGTTTTGTCTGAAGAATACATCAAGCCCTGATTTTAGAGCGTTTTGTGTGAAGACCACCTGAAGCTCTTGCTCAAAGTAAATGAGGAGGGCAGACTCAAAATCGCTGGTCATTTCGCCGACGTCGTATTTTGTTCCTCGCAAATTCAGAGCCCGTGTGATTTCCCAATCTTCCGTAAATTCATTATATTTTAGTGAATGTTTGAGCTGATTATCATGCTGTAAGGCTATAAGCACGTTTTGGCTTGAGTTGACCTTGATGGTATCATTTTCTGTCAGTTGGAACTGCGGTGGCAGTTGTATGACTTGATTTTTAATGCGATTCACCTTCCTTTGTATTTTCTAATTATGGACTCCACTGTCCGTTCAAATTCTTTGATGGATAATGGTTCAAGACTGTTTTCATTGGCGATTTTAGCCAGTTCATAGGCTTCAAGTGGTTCTACTTTTCGCAGTAAAAGCCCACCAACAAACTTGGCGAGCCCTTGATTTCGTCCACCCACATCGCCAAAGCCGTGGACAATGGTTTCAAAAAGAGCTGTGGTTTTGTTCTTACTTTTATTTGCATGAACGCTTTGATAATAGATTTCTTGTAAGCCTGAGCCTGTTTCACGGTTACTGTTTATGGCAGCAACTAACTCACGGCTTGCAGTCATCATTGTGCCTTTATGAGGACTTTTTTCCATGTCCCACTCATACGACCCTTTATCTGTGGCACTTGGAGCAACTAAAACATAATTGTTATTATGAGCTTTAATATCCACGCCTGGTAACATGCCGATTTGTTGAGAAAGGGTCATGTCGTCACGCTTCAGATAAAATAGATGCTTTCCACCTGAAGCTGTTTTCGCTTGAAGTGTAGGAGTGATTAAACTCACGTGTTCCCATGCTTTAAGGCTATCAAATCCATTCACTTCATCGCCGTGTCCCACGTCAATATCAATCACGAAAAACCTGTCTGTCTTCAGAGCAATATTAGCAGTAGGGAACTCATCCCATACTTTTCGCACTTCTTTTTCCGTCATCGGTGGCTTATCAGCAAATGTCATCAGAGGACGCTTGCTTGTTGGACTTATCGGAATAACCGACAAGCCCAATCGTGCATATTTAACGGCAAAATCAACCATTTCCATAATCTAACCCAACCCTAACAAGCGAACGACTAAAGCCGTGACAAAAACAGCTCCAACAAACGTGCACCACGTCGCCACAGCTGGAGAAATAGGCTCACGCTTTCTACCCACAGTGGCAATCGTGGCAAAAACACCTGCTATGTAAAGCACAGCAAAAGTCCAAAGTATAAAAGTAACCATCATTTTTCACTCTCCCTTATTTTTAGAATGGCAAATCTTCATCTTTGATTTCCATAGGACTCCCACCAGGAGCCACCAGTTCTTCTGGTGCTTCCATAAGGTCATAATTACGATAAACCTTACCGTTTTTACCTGTATTTTCAGTAATAATCAGCGTGTACATTGAGCCAACCGCTTTACGATTCAAAGCATCACACAGGGACTGACCGTCTTCAAAATCTGAGTTGAGGAGTTCATCCTCTGCCAGAATGACTGCTTTTTGGAAGAACTTTACCGTGCGTTCCAAAGCCCACGACAGGTCTTTTCCGTTCCATTGGTCCACTGTTCCAAAATTGGCACGTTCTTCTTTTTCGTCAAATTCTCCACCAATCACTCTGAAGACATATCGGAGCATTTCCCATCCGCTGTCTGATACATTAAATGACGCATTGTAGAGCATGACTGGATATTCTCCTGCTGGGATAGATTCAAATGAACCATTTGCTGAGTCTTTACGAGCGTCAAATCCGCTCTCTTTGATTTCTTTTGCAATGTTTAATAGTGACATGTTAGTCCTCCTTAAAATTTATCTTTTGTTTTTGGTGAATCGATTGCTCCACGAATGGTCGATAAGATTTTCAAAATATCCTTATCATCCACTTGGTCTGCTTTATAGACCTTACGCTTACGCTCGACTTTGCGATAATAGTTGTTACCGATTTTCTCTGTTTGAACCATAAGATCGGAGTTTCCATTGACCAAATTGACAAACTTATCTTTGAGACTTGGTCGTGCTTTTGTGGCATTACCGTTTTCGTCATATTCGTTGACTTGGCGACTGATATAGATGACATTCATAGGCAGAGCCTTGAGGTCTAGCACTAATTCCGTAGTGGCTTGATTGAAATAGTCATAGGCTTTGCCGTAAGGTACTTCAGACAATGATTTCACATTGAACTCATTACATACGGCAATACGGATCATCTCGAGGACGTCGTCAATAACATCGACGACTACTGTTTTGTAGGTATGCTTTTGTGTTTGTAAGGCCAATAGAATTTCACCCACTTGTTCAATGATTGAGTGTGTGATTTTCCCTGTTTGGTCTTTTTCATTGCGTAACTGAATCGCTGGCACAGTATTTGCTTCTGCATTTCCATCAGTGTTAAGCACTAATGGAGCGGGAAACTCATTGGCTAAGTAAGACTTACCGCTCATGGTTTCTCCATAGATGAAGAAATTGCGTGGCGTGTCTTTGGGTGTCATTGGTTTGTTATCAGGTAATTTGTACATTTTTCATGTCTCCTTTAATTTTTTTCGCAAATACAGTCCGATTTCTCGCAGTATTCGCAGATTTCGTATTTTTCCATTTCCATTTGGTAATACATATCATTTGTGTCTTCCCAGTGCATGTAACCTCGTTTCTAAGTAGATTTTTTCATTAAAATCTTTCTTGTGCTCGAGTGCTTGCCAGACGGCCAACTCAATCGTTGCTTTTGTCTCGAATTGATAGACCGTGACTTTTTGTGTTTGGCCATTGCGGTAAGCACGACCAAGACTCTGAGCATAATCTTGATAGCTGTATGTTGGGGTGTGATAAATAACAATAGTGGCGTACTGAAGTTCAATTCCTGCACCTCCTGCTTGATATTGGACGAAAGTGACTGAGTTTTTTAATCGATCACGTTCGTCATAAGATGGGAGCTTGACCGCTTTGCCGTGGACTTCAAAAATGGTTTTGTCTTTGATTTTTGACTTGAGATATTCCAGTTCTTTCGTGAACTGATAGAAAACAATAATGTTGTCTGTTGTCCCTTCAGCTAATTCCTTGATATACTCTGCTTTATCTTTGATATTGGCGTAATATCTGAACCCTGCTGCTAATTTTGGAGACGTATCAAAAGCCACATCATCAAGCACCTGGTCTTTTTCAATGATTTTGTACTCTTTAGATTTTTTGAAATTAATCTTTTGGAAAGTGATTTCTGGTAAATCCAAGGCATCATGTTTGCTGATAGATGTACTGAAAGACGTGAACATTTGATTGAGCTCACTCTTTCTTCTGAAATCCACTACTTTTTTAATCACTCGTGATCCAAAGTGTAAGTTTTCATAAATGGCATACCGAGCTAAAAACTGTGTCTTGTTTTTCGTCAATCCGAAAATCTTGAAGTAATTGATGGCATCTATCCAACCATTGCTGAGTAACGTGGCAGAGATTAGAACTGTTTCGGTTGATGTTTTAGAGAGCTGAAATCCTGCTTTCCCACGTTGACTGGTTGGATTTTTAATATAGTGAGCCTCATCAAATATCACAAAATAATCAACAAACTCTTTCCAGCTCTTAGCTAGCTTTCCGTAAGATAAAAGAGTGTAGGTAATCTCAGGGTCTAACCGCTCAATTTCTCTTTGCCATCCGCCACCTTTGATAACAGCAGGTGGGCAGACCACAAGTAATGGCTTGCCTTTGCCGTACAACTTATAATGGTGTAGGCTGACGAGTGTCTTCCCAGTCCCCGTGTCCATACCATAAGCCCAAGAGGGTTCTGCATTAGCAAGGGCTTGCTTTTGAAATTCATATAATTCGACCAATCAAATCCTCCACCTCTTCCAAACTTTGAACCACATGGGCTTCACCTCCTGCACTACGGATTTTCAAAATATGATGTATTTGCAATTTGCTCACCCGTCCTTTATCATCTGGACGCTTGACTTCAAAGGCGACAAATTTTCCAGATATACAAGCGAGAATGTCAGGTGTCCCATTTGGCGTTCCAGGCGTACCTCCAAGTGTTTTAATAAAGTACGCCCCTTTACTTTTCAGGTACTTTTTAATTTTGTTTTCAAGTGCTTTTTCAGGACCTGCCATTATCGAATCCTCAAACTTTCACCTTGCTCCAAGTGGCAACCTGGGACTACTTTACCTATCTTCAAATCTTCAAGTAGTTTTTTCTTATCGAGCTTACGGATTGTTTCTTCACTGAAATAATCAGAGAAGATTTTCTTTTCATCCGTCACTGCTACTTTCTGAGGATTGTTTTGAAGATTGAAGCTGTTTTTTAAGGTCTTAAATTTCGGCTTGTCAATAGCTCTCATTGCACTATGTAGGTATTCTCTGAGTGATAACCGACGATTTTGAAGTGAATTTTTGCGATTCTTCATGCGTTCAATTTCTTTCTCCAAGCCGTCCTCGTCATTTTGTAAAGACCGCATCAGTGCTGCGATATTGTCTGCTTTATCTTCAAATGCACCTTCAATGGCTTCTAAAGTATCGTGTATGACCTCTTGGTCAAACTCGTCCATCTGAAGCACTTTGAGATAATCATCTGTGAGTTGAAATAAGGTTTGTGTCATGATGTTCCTCCTTTGGGGTTTCTTTTAATTTAACCCCTGCTATTTGGGCTAAAATGCGATAAAACTGCTCTGTGTCTTTGTTATACGGCAACTCGCCGTCTAGTGATTCTCTTGTCTTGCCACTTTTCATAACATGAACAATCTTCACTTAAAATCCTCCCTTTCGACGCATAAGTTCATTAAAAGCGGACTCATCGCCGAAAAAAATCTGCTCAGTGCTCACACTGTATGTTTGTGCTATGAATTGAGCTTGATAGTGTTTCATATTGCTGCTGTCCTTCTCCCAGGTGGCAAGTGTAGTTGAACTAATGCCTAACTTGTCCGCCACTTCTTCCTGCGTCACATTGAGCCGCTTTCGCAAACTAGACAGCGTATGCAGGCGTTCAGGTCTCACAATTTCATTGACATTTAACATCTTTGACCTCCTTCTTGTTTTATTCATATCCTCCAAGGGTTTTCACCTCTCCTTCCAATTTTTTACATTTTCATTATAATTCACTTAAAGTTAATCTCCAAATAATCTAAGAAAATCCTAAGAAAATAATTGCTTTTTTCTTTTTTCTGTGTCTCACCATAAGTTCCCATTGACTAAAGTTTACTTTCCGTGTATTCTAAAAATAGGGTGGTGAGAATATGAGCGTTGACTTAATTAAAATCGTCGCTGAAAATTTGACCTATTTGAAAGAAAAAAATAACGTGACCAACGTAGAAATCGCTGATAAGCTAGGCGTTTCAAAATCCGCAGTGTCCGAGTGGATCAATCAAAAAAAGATGCCTCGACGTGGGGCAATCTTAGAGTTGGCCAATTTTTTTAAGGTGACGACAAATGAAATCCTAACGCCTTTAGGTGAACAAAATCAGAGAGACCTTAATCGATTCATTGACATTGCTAAAACATATAAAGGCAATGAACTGACCCCAAGAGACAAAAAATTCATCAAAAAATTACTAGACGGTATTTTTGAATAAAGGAGAGTGATGAAGCGTGAAAAAAATGGCGGGTTATACCCGTGTCAGCACGCTTGAACAAAAAGAAGAGGGTTATTCCCTCGAAATGCAACAAGAACGCATGGACGGCTTCTGCAAAGCCAAAGGCTGGAAGCTCGTCAAAATCTTTGAAGACGGTGGCAATTCAGGTAAAGACCTCAATCGTCCAGAAATGCAAAAACTAATTAGCGATTGCGAGGCTGGGCGATATGATGCCGTGATTGTTTATAAACTCGACCGACTCAGTCGAAGCCAAAAAGACACCCTCTATCTCATCGAGGATGTCTTTCTAAAAAACAATATTGAGTTTGTCAGTGTCCAAGAATCCATTGATACCAGTACACCTGTTGGACGTGCCATGATTGGTATATTATCTGCTTTCGCTCAGTTAGAGCGAGAACAAATCAAGGAACGGATGCAGATGGGGAAGATTGGACGCATGAAAAAAGGTAAGCCAGCCTGTTGGGCAACGCCGCCTTTTGGATATACTTACACTAAGGGAGACGACGCTTTGCGATTGACAGAATACGCACCCATCGTCAAAAAAATGTATGAAGACTATTTGGCAGGTCAACCTCAAGCTAAAATACTTGAACAATTAAACGCCGAGGGACACATCGGCAAAAAACAACCGTGGGCTTATAAGGTTATTAGAGACGTCTTATCGTGCATCACATATACTGGGGTGGTTACATATCGAGGGGAGGTATTCAAGGGCAACCACGAGGCTATTATTGACAAGGAGACGTTTGATAAGACACAGATAGAAATGGAACGCCGTCAAAAAGAAGCCTATGCCAAGTACAATATGACACGACCTTTTCAATCCAAATATTTATTATCAGGACTTCTCTATTGTGGACTTTGTGATTCGAGTTTCACTATTGGCTTACGCAGTTTACACAAAGACGGCACACGTAAGAAATTTTATTTTTGTACCAACTCTAAAAAGAGTGTGCACGGTAGTTGGAGAAAAACCAATGATTGTCAGGCTAAAAAATACGACCTTTATGAACTGGAAGAAAATATCCTCCAGCAACTTGAAGCCATTCGGACAAAAAAGGTGGACTTTGGAGCAGACCAGGAACGCAAGGATGAAAAAGAAAGAATCAAACTACTTGAGAAACAAAAAAAGAAGCTGGATAACCAGCTCAAGCGATTGGTAGATTTGTACGTGGACGATAAAATCAGATTGGATGTGCTCGATGCCAAACGTGACAAAATCGATCAGGAAATGGCCATTATTGATAAGCAGTTGCAACCGACAAAGCGAATTGATAAATCAGAAGTCTTGGCCAAAATAACCACACTCAAGCAGGACGTTCGCAAGATGGACTATGACGAATTGAAGAAATTACTGCGTTCTCTCATTAAAAAAATCACCTTGAAAGGCGATGAAATGAAGATCCAGTGGGTTTTTGACTTATAGGGTAAATCCAATGACAACCATTGATATGACTGTCAGTAAATTTACTGTTTTTCTTCTTCTATCTTGTCTATCAGTTCTAAAGCCATTTGAGCTGTAATTCTCGCCTTACTATCTGTTGTTTCGTCCAAAATTTTTCTCAGACTAGCAATGGCTATGGAATATTTTTTGTATAAATCTTCATCTGTTTTGAGAGGTTTCCCATTCAGCTCTTTAGATATGACTACTTCTAGTGCTCTATATTTCATAATAGGCGTAGAATATTCTCTATCACTCATTGTTTTAGTATTCCTTTTTCTTCAACTGCTCAACGATACTTTCCAACTCTGCTGTTACAAAGGCTTCATCTTTGTAAGTGCTAAGGAAAGACTCCCGACCTATTCTTTCTCCCACCCTATCAAGAGATGCTGGAACAATATCCGTAGCATGGCCGCAGTCAAAGCCTATCCATGTACCCTTAAAATCTAAAAGCTCACCTTCAAAAGTGATTCCACCATGGCAGTCAATGATGTCATTTGTATAAAAGTAATTCTTTTTCCATTGTTGTTTGAGCTGTACGTAACCACAAAGATGACCCAATGTTGGTATTCTATGTATAGCGACATTATAGCCGTCAATTTCAAATATTTTTAAGGACTTACCATCTAGTTCTTCGTCCATGATGGATTTTAGTTCTTCATATTTCATAGCTCTATTTTAACATAAAAATTACTCTTGACATTCATTTGCATATACTATAAAATAAAGTTACGTAACACTTTACTTAAAATATATGGAGGACAAATATATGGAAAATACAGCACCAGTTTCAGATTTGAGATCATATAATCAAACCTTAAGCGACGTTAGGGAAGGTTCACACCTTGTTTTAACAAAAAACGGTAAGGCCAAGTACGCTGTACTTGATATTGATGAGTACAAAAAAACACAAGCTACAATACAATTTTTCAAGGAAATGCAAAAAGGCTATGACTCCTTAAAAAATGAGCCATTAGTGGATCATGATGAATTGATGCAAGAGTTGAGAAGTTTAGCATGAGTTACATTGTACATGAGTCTCAACAATTCAGAAGAGACACTAGAGAAGCTGTTTATTATAAAAAAATAAATGGTACATTCAAAAGAAATATTGATAAATTTATTGACTCTATTGATAAAACCGTTTTAGAGCGATTAAAAGAAAGTCCTGGAAGTGGCTCAAATGTAGCTGCAAGGATAGACTTAGAAACAAAATTAAAATATATACCGATTGATGATTACTTACTCTTTTATGAAATTAAATCAAAAAATACGGTAGAAATCGTCAGATTCTTGCCAGGCAAAAGCGATTGGATAAATACACTTTTTAACTAAAAAGAGCTATTACAGCTCTTTTTCTTCTCCCTTACAATCTTCACACTTTCGAGGGTAACCACCGACTTCTGAATCTATAAATGAGCCACATCTTTCGCACAAATACCCTTCGATAACTAAATCAACTACTTCGTCCATTTTTATTCTCCTATTCTCCAAAAAGTCGAGCAAAGAATCCTTTGCTTTTTTGATGCTCGAGCTCTTCATAATCTAGCTGTAATTGCTCATTTTTTTCAAGTGCTTTATTAAAATTTGCATTAGCCGTGGCAACATTGAAATTAGCTTGCTCTATAAGTTCTACAAATTTAGCACTTTCTTCATGTGCTTTAATTTGGTAGTTTTCAATCTGCTTTTCAAGTAGTGCATTTCTATCTTTTAATTCCTGTATAACATCATTTGAGTTCATACGTTCATAGGTACTTTGATAAGTAGCCTGCTTTTCTATAAACATAGATTTTAATTGATCTTGCTCGCTATCTGAAAAGTATCTGATTCCATCTTGAATAGTACCTAATTCAGTACCTTTACGTCTCAGATAATATACTTTATTTTCAAGTGCACGTTTTTCAATCCCAATTTCTCGAGATAGTTCTAATAGTGTTTTATTTGCCATACTTTAATTTTATCAAAAAAGTACATGAAAAGCACATGATAAGCACTTTACAATAATTAAAATTATGTAAAATAAAAGTTTTTGTCTATGTGAAGTCTTTCACAATATGATACCAATCGGTAACTGATTTCGGAGCTTGAAGCGAGTCTCCACCCTAAGTCTCTTAAAAAATTAAAAAACTCAGGCGAGTGTTCAATCGTATAACTCGATACGTCACTCTTGCTCGTCTTGATTTTACGCTCACGTTTCCCTTGCAACCTTTTGATAGGTAATCAAGCCTCTCCACCTATTGGTGGAACGCTTCCGTCCCAGACCTTTTTGTATATCAACGAGGATGTCTTCTCCATACCAGAGGTGAAACTTAACATAGTACAAAATAGCTTGTATTCACGAGATAGCAGCACAACTAACTGAAACGCCCCCATTCTAGGCGTATGATGCTACTATACGGGCAAGTTTCTGTGATTGCTAGGCTTTCCTTACCTCTATCGTGTTATTCCTCTATCAGTGATCACCATTACATAGACTCATCAACATATTCAATTTTAAGCGTCAAAAAAATCAAGGAAGCAGTCCCTTGATTGTTATATATTTTGCTTAATATTCAATATTTGACATTATATCTTTTTTTGATATAATAAAGGTACAAATAAAGAAATATTAAGCAACAACAATCTTGGCGGAGGGTAGTTGCTTTTTCTTTTGTATTATTTTTTAACCTTTCCTATTATAACAAAATTTTCCCAAAAAAGAAATAATAAGAATATTATTATAAAAAAACACCCATCGAGCATAAGCAGGTGGGTGTTTTGCTGTCTATTCTACATACAAAAACCAAGCGATTATACTTGGTTTCTTTTTATTTCATAATCTGTGTAAGTCTTTCATTTAACGCAATCAGATCATTACGATATTTTTCAACCTTAGAATTAAGCTCTGATATTTTTTTCTGTGCCTCGACTATTTGATTTTCAGACCCTGAAACTTTCTTTTTCTGAAGATCTAATATTAGCTTTGTTTGCTCATATTTTTTATTCAATATATCCTTTTCGGATTGTAGTTCTTTAATTTCTTTTTCTTTATTATCAAGTTTTATTTTATCTTGATTGTTTGTGTTTTTTATATCCTTAATTTGTTGCTCCTGTTTCGCAACTTCTGCTCTTAAATCTTGATTTTTTACACGATAGCCTAAAAGAATAAATAGTGTCATTAAAAAATAAACTACAAAGAACCAGAATAAAAAAGTATTACTTGTAAGTAGATTTACCATGATTTTGTTAATTTTCCTCATTTGTCTCTTTTATTAGTTTCCCAAGATCTTCTTTTATTTTTTTCAATTCCTTTTCACGCTCTACGTTTGCCTGTGATTCCGATTCAAAATCAGATTCAGAAACTAGAGATTCTGAAGCACTCATCACTTCTTCCTGTGATTCAATAGCTTTTTCTTCGATCACGACTGTTTCTTGAACGTCAGAAGCCGTATCATTTTGTTCGGAAACAAGACTTTTATCTGAAGAGTCTTCATAAATTTCTGATGAAACTGCTTCTTGTTCTGTTTTCTCTTCAGACGTTACAGAAGTATTCTCAGGCACAGCTATGGAGTTTTTAGAGTTGTTTTTTCTTGCAAATAATATTTTTCCGTATTTATAAAAACCACGTGCATTTGCAAGCTCAGATTCATCAGTAAAAATCAATCGTCCAAAATATTCTTCTCCGATTTCCTCTAGCAGAACTTCCAAGCTCTCTTTTACAAGTAAATTTGAACCTCCACCAGTCATTATAATATAATCAATTTCCTCAAGATTTGGGAATTTTTCAGTGATGATGGGTGCAACTGTAAAACGAGTGTATTTTTCAATTTCTTGAACAACAATCTTGGTAATATCTTTACTGTTAGCAGGATTATTATTAGGACGATAAATATAGCCTTCATCTTCCGAATCTCCTGACCGCAAAATTTCTTCAATAATGGAAGATTTTGCTGAATTTATTTGACGTCCGATTTCATTGATTATCGTTTGAATACCATAAAAACGCTCATAATCTAAAGGAGATGGGGCCATATTTTCTACTTCATTAATCAAAATAGATCCACCACCAATATCAACAATTCCCACTCTACCTTTTGTAAATGTGTTAATTGGATTAAGATATTTATCAAACGACATTTCAATCATCGCCCCCATATATTGTGGACGTAATGTTAAATACTCCTCTGACTTAATTTCAATTATATATTCTTCGCCGTTAATAAAAACAGTGTGTCGCCCAATTAAAAATTCTTTCAAAAATTGTATGGTTTTACCATCTTTATTCATTTCACTTGTAGATAGTCCAAGAAGTAAATGAACTTCTAAAGCTCTGTTTTTTTCGACTCTATAATCCATTGCCAATCGTCCTAGAGCAAATTTCAAAATTCTTTGAACTTTCTTTTGCTCCATACGAGTTGTATACCCATAAGTATCGATTATTTTTTCAGATAATGATCGATAGGCATTTAATTCAGAACCCCAAATAAATTTGTCTTCTTCATCTGATAATTGATAAATATCATTTTTATGTACTTGGAGATCTCC